TCCCACGAGTGGATGGATACATTGCAGTTACAACAATACAGGAGAAAATCGTAATCGAGTACTTACTGCAAGTAGGGTAAATGGAAAAACACAATATACAGAAGGTATAACATGAGCTATAAAAGCATGGCTGAAAAATATGGAATATCTCCTCAAGAATTTAGAAGATTAAAAGGTTTTGGAAATCTATTAATAAAGACTAATCCTAAAACTGGTTTTTTAGAACATACAAATAAAAGAACAGGTCAAATACTATATGTAGACAAAAATACTCGTCCTTCTCCTAATACAGAAGTAAAACCTCCTAAAACATTTGTAGCTAAACCACCTCCTAAAGTAGCCCCAACTAGAAATACTGGAGGAGGTCGTGGTACAGGAAGAGTTCATAGCGAAATTATAAATGCTATGACTGAGAAAAATCCTGGTTTTACTTGGAACTCAAGAACTTACCAATGGGAAAAAGATCCTAACTATAAAGGGGATTCTAAAGGGTATCAAACTAATACTATATATGGCTTAACAGACTTAGAAAAAAGTAATGCCATGGCAGGTAGAGATTTAAATTATCAAGAGAAAAAAGGATTTTCATTGAGTAAACCTAGAAAAAGTCAATCTCTTGATACTAAAGGTAACCTCATGACTAATAGAGCTAGTCAAAGTAATCTAAAGATTAGAAAAGGACAAGGTAAACGAAAGTTTAGAGTAAAGAATCCTTTTGTTGGTGGTATGGGGGGATCGAGTAACATAGGACTATCTTAAGATATGAGTAACCTAAACGACTTACATGAAGCCTTAGCTCAAGAGCTACTCCAGAGAATCAAGAGTGGTGAAGCTAAGGCACCAGACCTAGCAGTAGCAGCTAAGTTCCTTAAGGACAATGAGATCACGGCAGTACCAACCAATAACAATGCTTTGAGTCAACTCTTGGAATCAATGCCGTTTCCTACTGAAGAGGACTTGAAGGAATCTAAGATTGTATGATAAGATATATACATATTCATACAAGCAACGTATTTAAAAGATTATAATACAACCTATACAAACCCATGAGTGCAAAGTTAAAGATCGCTTACAAGGGCGGTAAAAAGGTAATGGACGCTGTATCAGACTATCTTACTAAGGGAGCAAGTGCAGCATTGAGAGAAATGGACAAAAAACCTAAGAAGTTCTTAGTCAAGGTAAATGGCAAGACTGTAGCAGGATCTGATACTAGACAAGGAGCCACAGAACTCTCAAAGAGAATGAAGAAAGGTCTTATGCAAGAAGAACCTAAGAAGAAGTTTAAGATTCAAGTTATCTCTCACGAGGATGACTTAATGGAACAAGCAATGCGAATGGGAGCAGGAAACTGATATGCCTAACTATAGTAGCTCAGTAGGACTCTCGAAAGCAGGAGGAGACTTTGCGGTAGGACGAAAGCAAGCAAAGCAGTTGAAGAAAAAAAGAAAGAAGAAGTCTAAGACTTTTAAGCAGAAGTTACTCAAGGCACTCAAGATTACCGCAAAGGGAGCAGGAGGTGCAGCAGCGATAGCGACTGAACTAGCACTCCCTACTCAAACAGGAATGTCTGAGTTGCCTAAAGGATTTCATAAGATGTCTCCGAGAAAGAAAGCACAATACATCAACTCAATGAAGAAGAGGTCTTAAGTGAGTAAGAACGTATCCCTCAAGATAGGTAAGCATAGAAGCCGTAAAGGTGGCCTAACGCAAGCAGGGGTAGATAAATACAATCGTGCCACTGGTTCTAACATCAAAATGGCAGTCACCGAAAAGAATCCCAAAGGTAGACGAAAGGCTCGAAGGAAATCCTTCTGTAGTCGTATGTGCGGAATGAAACGTAGGTTGACCTCTGCGAAGACTGCGAGAGATCCAGATTCAAGAATTAACAAAGCACTACGTAAGTGGAACTGTAAATGCTAAAGGAATCACAGAAGCAACGAGAACAACGAATATCTTATCAACAATCAATTGGTATACGAGAAAAAGGAATGATGCACGATAGATTTGCTAATGAAGAGTACTGTGAAGACTGTGGGAATAACCCATGTACTTGTGAAGAAGATAGGCTTAGAGATATCCGAGGAGGAATGTGAGTACTGCCACTAAGACAAACCCTGGACTCTGGGAACGTGCAAAGTCTCAGGCTAAAGCAAAACTCGGAGGACACTCTGCTCGTGCGATGCAACTAGCAGTCAAGATCTACAAGAGTAAAGGTGGAGGATACAAAGGGGGTAAGAAGAGTTCTAATAAACTGAGTAAGTGGTCTAAGCAGAAGTGGAGGACCAAATCAGGTAAGCCTAGTAAAGAAACAGGTGAACGCTATCTTCCCTCGAAGGTGATCAAGAACATGTCTTCTTCTGAGTATGCAGCATCCACTAGAGCTAAGAGACAAGGTGGAGGTACAGGTAACGTAGTACCACAACCCAAGAGTGCACGAAAGAAACTCTCTAATTACTTAAAGATACAAAAGAAGAAATGAATGAGCTAAAGGACTTCCGCAATTTCCTATTCATGTGCTGGAGGCACCTCAACCTTCCTAACCCTACTCCAGTGCAATACGATAT